AATCTCCAGAAATAACCAAAAAAGGATGGAGAAGACTATACTGAAAAATTGGCTCTTATTATGGGGTGGCACCATCATTGTGTTGAATTCCTTTGGCTCTATTGTGGAGATGTTTTTGAATACTAAACTATTCTTGCCATGCTGCACTACCTCAAAACCAATGAATTCATCTCTTATGACTTCCTGTGCTGTCTCAAATTCCTGTGCTGTCTCAATAAATTGCCTAATATTGATAGCACTATTAGTTCCATCGTTGTCATAAAAAAGAGAATAAGTAAAGGGCTGATTAGCAGGGACATCTGTGCTTCTTGTAACAGTTGCTTGTCTGCCCTGCCATCTGTCTGCTGTGTAGGTTGCTCCTGAAATGACAAAAGGGCCATCACCCCTCTGCCAAATATCAAACGCCCCGTTGATTATGTAGTTGTGACTAATAGGCTGATAGCTGATTCCTGATGTTCCGTTAGAGAGTGCTGTGTAGCCTTCTGTGCCATCATCAATCGAGTTCAATGCTGTGGTTGAGACTGTTGCCCCATCAAGAATGTTCAGCTCACTAGCCGAAGCGTCAACATCCGAAAGCTGAGAAGCAGGGATTTCAATAGCTGACTCGTCAACATTCAGCGTCACATCTCCCGAAGTGCCTCCACCCGTTAGAGCGTTTCCAGCGGTTACCGAAGTGATGTCACCTTCTTGACCTACATCAACCCAAGAAGCCCCGTCATAAACCTGAACCTTTTGTGTGTCCTCTAGGTAGGCAATCATCCCCTCGGCAACATTAGCCCCGAGTGTTGTGTCTCTAGCGGTTGCGTCTGCGTATCGCTGAACAACCTGATCCTGAACGAAACTCTGAAAGTCGCTCTCAGTGACAACCTCTCCGATTGCCCAATCTTTCCAGCCTGACATTTATCTCCTAATATGCGAGCGAGTTTCCTCGGCTAAGTCTACCAAACACCGCATCAGACAACCTCCAGAATTGCAGGTCGAGAGCTGCGAAGCCGAAGGTCACCTCATGCGAGGTCGGGGTTACTCTGTGATTGATTGAAATAATCTCTGCGAATCTTTCGATTGCAGGGGGAATGTTGTTCGGTGTGAATACGATTTCACAAACATCATTCAGGTCTAACGCTAGAACCTTGTCAACATCTGCCTCGGGGATATTGTTCAAATCTATGGTTACCGAATTGAAGCGATATTCGGGAGCGTCATATTTCGAGACTAGGAATGTTGCCATGTCTTCGGCTTGAGATGTTTCGTTTAGCAGTAGCCCGTCAAGTGTCAGGTTGATAATCCCGTATTCAATCTGCGACTCGTTAGAACTGCGAGTAACCGAATCACCGTCAAGGATGTTGATTGTTACTTCGTTATAGAGAAGTTCAGATCCATAGATAACCTGAACAGTTTTGTAAGGGATACCCGTTGAGTCGTCTGTGAACTTTGTGATTGCACCTGTTGATTGATTCGCAATTCTGTCTCGGTAAGTTACGAATCCGTTTTTGGCTATGAAGAAAGAGCCTGGTTCGCTCTCTACGACCTTTTGAATATACTCAAGAACATTTGTGTCATCCTCAACGCTGTCCCCTTGTAGAGTCTGCAAGCCTGTTTCTATGCTTCGCTTGTCAACGCTCCAGTTAACTTCGGGGTCATTCAATACCTCGATAATGCGCTCACCGCTTTTCTGAGAGGTGAAAGTCTTGGCGGCTAGTGTTTGGTTAGCGAAGAAGGTTAGAGCGTCTGTTGCCACAATAGAAGCCACGCTAGCCCCGTTTGGTGAGTAGTCCAAGTCCCAGTCATCAATGACCGCTTCCATCTGCAAGACATCTTCAGAAAAGACTCTGACCTCTCGCCTCGGGATAATCTGCCCTGAGTATGGAGACGCTGCGAACTCGGGGTCAAATGTTCGGTCGTTGTTATCTAACCTTACCGAAAGAGAACCGGCAGGATACCTATCTAAGAACCTGGACTTCCCTCGCTGTATATCAAACCCGATAACTTTATCCGTAACATCAAAGAAGATAACACCACCCAAAAGAAACTCAGTGTTATCAAGCAAACCCTTTTCAGCATCATCTAAAACAAAGAAGTCAAGGTTAGGGTTACCCGATAAGTCAAACCCGATTTCTACTCTGTTAGTTGTCATGCCCTAGCAAACACCCTTCCAGAATTACGCTCGAACTTTAGAATCTCATCAACGATCTGCTGACCGACTCTCTGCCCGTCTGTCCCCATGCCTGCGTTGACTGTGATGTTGAATGTCTGTCCACCTCTAGAAACCGCTGTGGAGCTTTGTGAGCCTGTTGAGACAGGGAAACCCGAGCGACTTGTCAAAACATTCTCAGAGCTAACCTGAAGCGTTTGAGCCATATCTACCGAAGCCTTAGCCAAAAGGTTCTTGCCATCGCCTAGACCTTTATCTAATCCGTTGACAACCTCTCCACCAAGTTCAGCGAATACCTTAGACGGGGACTCAATTCCCAAAGCACCCTTGAACGCTCCGACCAAACTATTGCCTAGCCCTGCGATTGCTTCGCCGACTAACCTTGGCCCATTAGTGACGATACCGGTGACGATTCCCTTGACCAGCTCGAAGCCTGCTTGAATCAGATCAGGAACTGAATCAATCAATGCCTCCGTGATGTCAGGGATTAGGTCAAAGATTGCTTGAACTATGTCGGGGGTTACATCAATTAGACCGCTGATAATTCCTGTGAACAATTCAAAGGCGGCATCAATTAGGTCGGGGAGCATGTCAACCAGTTGAGCGGTCAGCTCTGGAATCATCTCAACGATTGCCTCAAGAATGTCAGGGGTTGCCTGGACTAGTCCTTCAATAATTCCAAAGAACAATTCAAGAGATGCCTCAATAATGTCGGGAAGCATTTCGATTAGCTGAGAAGTTATCTCGGGGATAGCCTCAACGATTGCGTCAAGGATTATCGGGACAGTCTCAACCAGAGCGTCAACGATTCCCATGAACAGATCCAGACCAGCCTGAATGATGTCTGGCAACATCTCCATGATTGTGTCAATGAGCTGAGGCAGTAAGTCAACTAATGTCGTAATGATTTGAGGAATCATCTCAACAAGTGCGTCAACGATACTGGTGAACAGCGTCAGACCTGTTTCAAGTAACTGAGGAATAAACCCAAGAATTGTTTCAACTATCTGAGGCAGAAGCTCGGCAAGCGACTCGACTAGCTGAGGAATTATCTCTGCGACACCTTCAATGATTGTCGGAAGAACTTCCATGACAACATTCATCAGCTCGGTGAATATCTTTGTAGCCTGGTCAAGAAGTGTCGGAATAAGTGTCTCGGTTATGAAGCTAACCAACTGAGGAATGAACTGTGTGATGCCTTCAACGATTCCAGGCAGTGCGTCAAGGATCGACATTGCGATGTCCATGCGAAGTTGGTTGAACTGCATAAGCAGCTCACCGAAGTCAATCCCTTGGAAAGCGTCAACTATGTCACTAACAACATCCTTAGCTCCAGCCCTTAGAGATTGCCCAATGCTCATTCCGTCTTCTAAATCCATGACGAATTGAGCTATTAGATCATCTCCATAATCCAAGCCAGGAGCTATGCCCTTATCAAAGAAGTCAACAACAGCAGGGAGAGCCATGTCTGCGAGGCTTGCAAACGAGGTCACAATTCCTAAAGTGGAAGGCTCAAAGCTTTCACCTATCTCAATAGCTGCAACATTGAATTGATCCTTTAGGAGTCCAAGCTGACCTTCTAGAGTTTGAAGCTGTTTGTTTGCTACCTCTTCGGCTGTGCCACCTGCTGAACTAAGAGCCGCCTCATACTCTCTTAGAGTGTCGCCCTGACCCGATAGAGCTAGAACACCCTCACGGGTTTGCTTGGTGAATCCTAGAGATGAAAGCTCGGCAAGTTTCTGCTCTTCGCTCATGCCATCAAATGCGCCTGTAACATCATCGGCAATATCTGCCATGTTGCGCATGTTGCCTTCAGCATCAAAGACTTCAATTCCTAGAGTCTTGAAAGCCCCAGCGTTCTTTTCGGCGTTATCTGTCAGACCGAATAGCGTGTTTGTTAGAAGTGTTCCAGCTCGCTCGCCCTTGATACCTTGGTCGGCGAATACCGCTAGAGCTGCCGAACCTTCTTCGATATCTTTACCAACAGTCTTTAGAGCGTTACCTGCTTTAGTTGTGATGGCTGAAGCTAGTTGTTCTACCGAGGTGTTAGCTAGAGTGTTTGCCTTTACGAAGACATCGGTCACCCTTGTTAGATTCTCAAGGTTTTCTTCTGTGTCATCTGACGCTAAACCTAGTGCGCTCTGAGCGTCTGTTGCTAGGTCTGTTGCTGTGGCCATGTCGAACATACCAGCCTGAGCAAAGGCGGCAACCTGTGGCATAGCACCGACCGAGGCGGCTGCGTCTAAACCTGCTGAGGCTAGGAAGAAGTATGACTCTGCGGCTTGTTCGGCTGAGAAGCTTGTTGTCTTTGCAACCTCTTTAGCTGCGTTAGCCATGTCGTCTTGGAGTGTGTCAGACACATCTCCCATAATGGCGATTGACTTGTTTAGCGCTGAGTCAAACTTGGCGAACTCTTTGATTGAAGTGATCGCAATTCCTGCAATGGCTGCACCTGCTGCGGCTCCTACACCTGCGGCAATACCACCGAACTTCTTTAGCGCTCCGCCTGCTTTGTCTAGCTGTGAAGTGTCAGTCTTGAAAATGACCGGATAATTGATTGCCATTTAGCGACTCACTTTCTTATTGAACTTCTTTGCAAACCTGTCCATAACTTTGACGGCTTTCTTGTTTATGCCTTTTCGCTGTCTCAAGAAGAACCCATAAGCGAAGCGACCACCTTTGAACTTGAATGTTGCAGAAGCTTGCAAACTTTGAACAAACTTCTTTCCCTGCTTTCGGCTGTGTGATCTCTCCCAAGGTTGACCGTTTCTAGTGCTTGACTTTGTTTGAGATACCGACCAGCGTAGATTTCTAAGACCTGCCATCTCTGCAACATCGAAACCAACTGAGTTGCCTTTACCTGTCAATCTGATGGTAACAATCGGGTGAGTGTTCTTCCCTTTTCTTATTCGGCTAGGTGCGACCGAGACCGAACCCTTTGCACCGTTCCACCGTGTTCGACCTTTGTGATTGAATCCGCTCATGGGTGGAGGTGATGCAGGAACCGAGGCTGCTAATTCCTTAGCTTCTCCTGTTAGCTCTGATTTCAAATCTTTTCGAAGTTGCTTAACTATGCCTCTATCAATTTGGTTTAGTTCACGGATGGCTGATTGTAATCCTGTGACTTCGCCTTTTTCTAACTTTATCAAGGGCAACTCCTAACCCCTCTATTCTACTAAAGAGAAAACCCCTGCCTTTTTAGGGGCAGGGGTCTTACCGCTTACGCTTACTGTTCGCTTGTTGTGTCTGTCTCCAATAGAGGTATCTCTCCATTGTCCACAACATCCGAGGAGTTTCCTGAAGCATTACGCTCGGAGAAATTCCGAACTCGTAAGCCAGGTGAGCGAGTTTCCAATGTTCAGATTCCTCGCCCAACGGAATCATTTTTTTGAGTCAGATGCCTCAATCGCCTGAATCTCGTTTGTCCAGTCTTCGAACTTTAGCGTTGTTGACTTGTTACGACTCTCAGAGTGCCAAGCAATATAGAGCAGGTGAGTTAGTTTCACTTCACTCTGGAGCTTGGCAACACTGAGGTCGAACTCCCTTTCGAAAGCTACTAGATCGGCTGCGCCTGCGCTAATAACTTTCTCGGTTCCGTCATTGAATTTGGTTTGGAGGTTGATTTGCATTTTCTATTCCTTATGCTCCGGTGTTACGAGTAATGTCACCCGTTACTGGCCAGCTTACCGAAAGAGTGGCCAATTCTCCAACAGCGTTAGCAAATGGCTGATACTGAGTAACTAGGCAATCAAACTCATATGATGGGTTAGTTGCTGAAGCTGCTCCAGAAGTCGGGGTGACTGTGATTGATACTGTCTGCCCTAGTAGTGGCCAGAGAGTTGCGTCAACACTGTCAGCGCCGAAGTCCTGGTGAAAGTCTAGTGAGACGCTTCCGTCTTTTAGTCCACCGATTCGGGTTCTTGATGTGTTACCGAAAGCGGTTGTCTCTTGTTCCTCGACTGAAATGTCAAGGGTTACTGAGTTGAGCGAAGACGAAAAGTCTGTGCTATCGATTGTGATGTTGTAATCCGTGGTTACGAATTTCGCCATTTTTGTTTTCTCCTTTTAGTTTGCGTAAACGGTGACGGAAAATTCCATCCCGAGATAG